TCAACGTCCGCCGCACTCGGGAATTGCGGCTGTATCCTGCCCGTCCCGACGCAGCCGCTCGCAAGCAAGGCCAACGCCGGGATCGCCAGTAACGCCGGGGGTTTCGATAGCATTCGCATAATCTTGCTCCTGTTGCCGATTGGTGCGGTCGTTGGCCACGCGCTCGCCCGCCGCGCGCTCGCCCGCCCTGGTGCCCTTTTCGAGCTGACCCACATTCGCTTCGAGCCGGTCGCGCTTCACCGCGCGGTCGACCTCCGAACAGTGCCACAGCGCCAAGGCAAGCAGGGCAGCAAGGACGATACCGACCCGCAGCACCCAGGGGGCCAGTTTCGTGGCGAGACCTTCAGAGAGGCCGAGAGAGAGGAGGAAGCCGGTCATGGGTTTTCCCTCAATGGAGGGCGGGGGCCGAAGCCCCCACCGGTTAGGCTGCGAGGCGTTCGCGCAGCAGATAGCCTTCCAGCGCCCAGATCTTGTTCCGCGCATTCTCGCGGGCGATCTTCCGCCCGATCGCTTCGTCGAAATTGTCGGGCGAGGCAGCGGCGCTTTCGCCGGTTACGATATACCCATTGCGCAGCGTGAGCGCGCAGATGGTCATCGTCGTGCCGGGGAAAACATGGTACTGTTCGGAGTTGATCGCGGCGTCGATCATCTCCGGGTTCAGGCGAGGCGCGTTGAGCCCCTTCGACTGAATTTCCTCTTCGATCTGTTTCTCATTCTCGGTCATCGGTCTTTCCTTCCATCTATCCCGCAGAAGCGCGCGGGGCCGCTATCCGCTTCACGCGGAAACCAAAGAGGATCAGGGGCTTTCGTCCTGCGTATGCACGGGGTCGCTCGGCTTGCCGGTGGGCCGGGTCGCCATCAGGCTCGTTTTGTCCTTGGACCCCTGCGAGCTGCCGAAGTGGAAGTTGACCACCGATCCGGCCCAGCCCAGCGCCACGCCCAGCAGCACCAGCGCAAGGTCTCGGTTGCCCTCGGGGATTTCCTGCCAGAACAGCAGCAGGATGATGATCGCCGCCAGCGCCATCACCACCCCGCCCACGATGTTGCGCGGAAGGTCGGTCATTGCCCACCCTCCCGCTCAAGCATCGCGTCGACCAGGCGGTTGAAGATCGCGCGGCGCTCCTCCAGCCCGATGGCGCCGCCGTTGATGCGCTTGGTCTCGTCTGCCACGCCCGGCGTATCGGCCAGACGGTTGACGTCGTTCTCCTCCCAGAACCACGCGGCGGCCATCACCCCGCCTTCGACCGTTCCGATCCACTGGACCGCCTCGTCCAGCGTCATGCCCATCGCCTTGGCGAAGGCTTCGTGGTTCGCGCGCCCGGTCAGCTGCGGCGGGCCGTTGCCCCGGAACCGCCAGCCATCCCCGCTCTCGGGCGGGCCGTTACCCATCCGGTTGGCATAGACGTGATTGGCAATCTCCTGCGGCTTGCGCTCGATCGCACGCGCCAGCGCGTTGGGCCCACGAAACCGCGATGGCCACACTTCCGCCAACCGCTCCGCCGAGTAGTTCATGTTCTCACGCACGCCGACCTTGAAACCGCCCTCATGGGCCAGCGTGGTGACGAAGGCGGCAATCCGGCGGATCGTGTCGATTTCGAACTTGGCGCAGGCTTCGCGGATCGGCTCGACCCATTGTTGCAGATCGCCCGCATCCGGCTTGGCAACGCGCAACAAGGCCGCGTCGATCATCGCGATCGGGCCGAGGCGATACACCACCGGTTCGGCTTCGCCCGTCGTTCGGGGGATCAATGCCGCATCGAGAGCGGCATGGATGATCGGGACCATCTTCTGTTCAAGGGCACCGCCCGCCGCCTTGCGGGCAGCGGCGAACATCGGTTCGCGTGGATCGCTCATGGTTCGATTTCCTTTCCTGCCGACAGGCGCGCGGCCAGATTGGCCAGTTCGTCGGGCATGTCCTCGGGCACGGGGTAGGTTTCGTTGATCCGCGACAGCACCAGCCCCAGCGAAGCGCGGCGCGGGTTCATCACGATCAGGTCGTCCACCATGATGTGCGTCACCCCCACGGCGAGATTGAAGGCCCGGTCGAGCTGGCGAACGCTCTGTTCGACCGCAGCAAGCCGCCCCTCGGTCACTTCGCGCTGTTCCTTCTCGCGGCGGGCGAGCGAGTCTTCCCACTCTTTCAGCTGGGCGCTCTTCCTGTCGCTTCGCTCCCCGTGCCAGTTGAGCAACCAGGCGATCGCGCCGCCCAGCGCGGTCAGCACCGCGACGACGCCCGCGAAGATCCCGCCGACATCGCCAGCGCTCAAATTGTCCATTCGTGCGCCCCTCGTCGCTATCGTGATTGATCCGGCCATCATGCTGCCCTTTCGAATTGAGCTTGTGACTGGTGCCCGCTGCCGCTACCGAACCGGAAATGGCGGGGGTCTTCGAAATTGTACTGGGGATGGGCGCGGCAATCGCGCTGCTCGCCTATGGCTTCGCCATTGGTCGCTACAAGGCATGGCCTTTCCGCCTTGTCAGCGCGCGGTTCCAGCGCACGCCGCCCGAGAACAGGCACCATCGCCCCCGCGCGGAACAGTTCGGTTTCTTTCAGCCCGAAGTGGATACCGTCATGCTGGGCGACAGCATGATCGAAGGTGGGCTTTGGGGCGACATCTTCCCCGGTCATCGGATTGCCAATCGCGGCGTCGGTGGCGACACCACCAGGCGCGTTCTGGACCGCCTCCATCAGATCGAACCGCTGAAGCCCAAGCGCGTATTCCTGCTGATCGGTCTCAACGATCTGGCGCGCAAGGTGCCGGTCGCCCAGATCTTGCGCAATTACGGCGAAATCGTCTCCCGTTTGCAGGCGATGCGCGCAGAAGTGATTATCCTGTCTGTAGTGCGCCCGCGCGACAATCCGCCCCTCGCCGCGCAGGTGATCCAGCTCAATGCCGAACTGCGCAGGATCGCCAGCGAACACGACTGCACTTTCGTGGACATCGACGCCGCTTTGAGCGATGCCGACGGCATCCGCCGCCAGTACACCTATGACGGCACGCATATCGGCGCACGCGGCTTTGTCGTGTTCCGTGACGTGATCGCTCCCCTGATCGAAGGTGAGCCCAATCCTGCGCTGGCCGCTGCGGGTTAGCATCGCGTTCATCATGCGTTCCCGTTGGAGAATGTGGTGCGGAAGTGCGCCCAGCGTTCCTCGCCGATCGCCCAGGTGACCGGGCCGGGACGCGGCGTATTGCGGAACTGGTTGGCCAGCGGATGCAGGTTCGGGTAGATTTTCTTCTGCGGGCTCGCCGGGTTGGAGACCCCAACCTCAACCTGATCCATATCGTAAGCGTCGATAATCCGGTGGTCGATTTGCAGCCCGGACGGCCCCACGAGGGAAACAGCAGGATAGGCGAGATAGTATGGGTCTCCGTGCCCGGTAACGAGCTGGTCCTGCATTCCGCGCCCCGGATGCCGCACACTGCTGAATAGCGTGGACAGCCAAGGCCACATGCCAACATGCGCGGCATAGGTGGTGACGGCAGAGAGCGCCTTCATATACCAGATTTCATCGAGCGTGCGCGTCTCGGCATCGAACCGATAGAGTGCGCGGACGTTGAAGATGTTGGCCACGCCGAGAAAATCTGTGAGCGTGTGACTGGTCAGGATATCGAGCTGCTTGCCTGCCACCGGATCGGTCGAAGCGTCGGCCACCTCGTCGCCGTCGATACGGATGACGGGCGGCGCGTCGATATGGCAGCGATTGTGATCGTCGAAGCCGACAATGTTCCCGTCGATCGCGGTGAAGATGGCGCAGCCGGTTTGGCCGGAAATCAACGTCGCCTCGGCAACCGTGGTACACGCCAGTTCCTGGGTGCGGCGGGCGTCGTATGCCCCGGTGAAGTTCCAGCAGTCCGAAGTGGTGCCGCCCGCACCGTCTGCGAGGCCGGTAAACTTCTGCAACGGGAACGAAAAGCCCCGCGCGCTTTGCGGCGCGCCGCCCGGCAGGAACACGTTTTTCTGCGAAGCCGATGGCACCAGCAACAGGCCCGGCATCGGGTTGGTGATGATTGCCGCGCTCTCGCCACCGCTCGCCGTCGGCGCGAAGTCGGGCAGGGCACCGGCATACATCTGGACCTGCACTGTGATATCGGTCTGCGGCGCGAAGGAACCCGGGATCGCGTTGTCGATCGTGAGTTCGACATAGACCGTGGGCGTCGTCACCGTCGCCGGGTTCATTTTCAGGCGGGCGTAGTACCACCCTAGCTGGCCGCGTATCGGCGTGCAGGGGAAGGTTTGGAACTCGGTCCCGATCGAGCCCTGCGCGCGAAAGAACGCGCGGCTGAACACTGCGGGGTCGCCATTGGCATCGAGACACCGCACCAGCGCCACGGCCGTGCCGCCCACGGGTAGCGACAAACCGGACGCTCTCTGCGTTTCGGAACTGTCTCCACTGTTGACGGTGAACGGGCCGAGCGACCACAGGTTGCTCGCGTGCGCCTCTCCGCCATTGAGGAAACATCCCGGCAATCGCTCCGCATCCGGCTGCGCGAACTCTCCACTCGCACCGGCGGGGCCGACCGCCCAGCTGACGGGCAGCTTCGCCTGCGATCCGTTGGTATCGAGATCGAGCTTGAACGAAGTCGCGCCTGCGGGGATCGTCTTTTCGACCACCCAAAAGCGCCCGCGTTCCTCGAAATTGTAAGTGGTCGTGCCCAACGTGACCGTGCTGGTCGCGCTGTTGAAATTGCCATCCTTGGGCTCGACGAAGCAGAAAAATTCCTCGCCCGGCACCAGCGCGGTGACGCGGCCGGAACTGTCGAACCGCAAATCGTTGCCTGCGCCCGCCGTGATCGTCACGATCTGGTCGACGCCCAGCACCGCTTCGCTCGCGGTCATCCCGTGCGGCACGATGCCGCCGATTATGCCATAGCGATTGCGGATACCGGGGAAGCCCGTGTATTCGCCCAGGTTGCCCAGCAGGACGCTCAGCAGGCTTTGGTCGATCAGCGTAACGCCCTGGTCGACCGCAACGTCGCTGTCGTTCAGGTAATAGGCCAGGCCATTGCCCTTGACCCAAAATCCCTCGCCGTCGCTGGTCGCCGCAATGCCCGCCGCCGTGTCGCTGTAGATGCCGCCCGCCAGCAGCGCCGCTGCCGCTGCGGAGAGGACTTCGGCCCTGACGGCGGCGATCTCGTCCTTGGTGCCCGCGACCTCTTCGGCAGTCGCGTCGATCGCTGCCTTTGCAGCGAGGACCAGCCCCAGCGCCGTGGACGCCTGCGCCGCCGAATCCGCCGCCAATGCCGGATCGTTGTCGAAGCCCACGATTTGGCCGCCCACCACCCCCAGCGCCTGACCGGCGGTGATCGCGCCGAAATCGTACACCGTCGCTCCGCGCGCGAACTTCGGCGCGCGGGCAATGTCGTCGTCCTGCTCCTGCTGCTGCATCTGGGTGCGATCCAGCTCGTCTTCGAGAGATGCAGCGCGCAAATCTTCGCCGGATGGGATGCGGTAATCCTGCCCGCGCGCGGTAGAGCGCCGATACGCGATCACGGCACCATTCACCCAGTAGGGCGCAATGGGCACGATCTGCTGAGCGGGATAGATACCCGACACAGCGTAGTGCGTGCCCTGAATCTGCACGACGCCATCGGCCTCGACGATCAGGTCGGCGGGCCTGCGAAGCTGGAATTCGAGAGTGCGCGGCGTGCCGAGCCCGTCTGCCACGAATTGACCGGAAGTCGGATTTGTGGTCAGCGTCATTCTCAAACCCCATTGGCTGTGTAGAACCGGGGCACCGGAAGAAAGCGCCTTTCTAACTCACGGTTAGTTTATGCTGGGTTTGAAGGCAAGCCCAAGGAAGAACGCGCCGTTATTGGCCCGTCGCGTTCTCCAAATCGGGCGCGCGCCAGTCGAGGCCGCTGCCGGGCGGGGCGAAATACTCGGTCCCTTCGTTCTCCGCGCGGGTCATCCTGCGGCGGAATGCGTCATCGGCCTTGGGGTCCACCAGCTCGCGGATATTGTCGCTCACCAGGCGTTCCCACGCCAGGCGGGTCATCCACAGGTTGCGTCCCGGCACTTCGCGTTCCAGCGTCGTCGCCGTATCCTTGATGAACTGGGTTTCTTCGCCGCGCGCAGCCTTCATCGCGTTACCGGCCGTCGCGTCCCACAGGTTCGGAATCGCCTGCCCCAGCAGCGGTCCCGCCAGGGTGGCGACCAGACCGCCGCCATAGCTGTTTTCGCTGTTGTACAGCAGGTCGCCGAACAGGCCGAGCCCGCCCGACTGCACCACCGCCTTGATCGCGAATTCGGGAGTGTTCATCGGCTGCGGATCTTTGCCTGCCGCCAGCATCTTGAGCTGCGCGGAAAGCGCGCCCAGCGCGGTCATCGTCAGGCCGAACCCGATCGCGTAGCGCGCCTTGTTCCACGCGCCCGGCTGATCGAGCATCCGCCGCCCATGCAGGTTCCACATCGCCATGGGGAAGCTCTTGAACAGCAGCGTGCTGCGCATGATTTCGCCCATCAGCGTGCCCGGCTTCATGTAGGAATTCATCTGCACGCGGGTGCGGATGTCGGGCATGATGATCGCGTAATCGGTTTCGCGCAGCACCATTTCCAGCATCCGGTCGCCCGCTCGGCCTGCATCGGTCGGCATGATCCAGTCCGCCCCGCGCTCCTGCCGCACCGGCGTGGCACGATAGGCGTCCCAGTCCGCTTCGCCGATGCCGTTGTTCCGCATCACCCGCTGAATTCCCGGCTCCAGCTCGCCGAAGGCGCGTCCGCGCATTTCGGTCAAATGGCTGAGGAACTGCATTCCGAACGCCCACTGGCCGTTGCGGGTGTGACGGGCGAGGCCTTGCCCCCGGATCACCGCGTCGGCCAGCCTGCGCGAAATCTCGCCGGTCAATTCCTCCCCGGTGTAGCGTGCGGCGCTGCTGGAAAGGCCGATCCAGTCATCGGTGACCAGGCCTAGCCGCACCGCCAGCGCGCGATCTTCGCCGCTCGCCCACAGGTTCATGTAACGGCCCATGGTCTTCATCACGGGCAGGTCGTTGTATCCCGCCGTGATCAGCAAGGTGCCGTAATCGTTCACGGCGGAAAGCATGGCGCTGCCCAGCTTCGCCGCGACCTGCTGACTGCGCAGCGCGGAAAAGCCCAGCGCAAGGCGTTCGTCGCCCGCGATCTTGTTGCCCCCGGTCAACTCGTCGTAGGTCGCCTGCATCCGATCGAGCGTGCCGACGATCTTCTGTCGGTCCCGCTTGGCCCCGTCCATCCCGGCGCTCTTCTCGATCCAGTCCTTCTGATATCGGATCGTGGCGGCGGGGTTCGGCCCCATTTCCTCCATCAGCGCGGTGTCACGGGCCATGCGTTGCAGGTGGCCGGAAATGATGTCGTAGATCGAATCGCCCGCACCGAAGGCGCGCTGGTACGTCATCCAGTCGTCGAAATTGGCGAAGTGGATCACGCGCGGGTCGCGCCCGCGATTGGCCAGCGCCCCGGCAAATTGCGCACCGGGCTTCGTCTTGCTGGCTCCATCGCTGCGGATGGTCTCGTAGGCTGCGCGCAAAATCTCTTCCTTGCGCAGCCCGGTGGCATATTCGCCCGTTTCGGTGTCGCGCACGCGCGCATTCTCGATCGAGGGATGCGCGCGCCACTGGTCGAAAGGCACGGCGCGCACCGCCTCGCTGTCGTGGCGCTGCGGCAGGCCGTAACTGTCCAGCTTGCCGATCGCGCCGCCCGCCGCGTTGAACCGCTGGCGCGCGGTCTCGAACACGGTCTGGATCGAATCGGCCATTTCGCGCGCGTTGAGGTCGCCGGTCTTTTCGCCGAACAGCTCGCGCCCCACATTCTCCAGATCGCTCTTGTGGCGCACTTCGCCCACCAGGTTGCGGCGGTGCTTGCGCAGCAGGTCGTCCAGTGTGGAGAAATAGCGGCCCCGGATGGCGTCGATCTTCTTGTCGAGCATTTCCAGCCACACCCGCGCCGCTTCGCCATCCAGCGGGCCATCTGCCGCCGCCATGCGCTGCGCATCGAGCCAGCGTCCCTGTGCCTGCATCTGGAGAAGGGCACGGCGCTTCTTCAGCAGGCTGTCGCGCTCCAGCATCTTCAATGCGGTTTCGGTCGCCTGCGCTTCGGCCACCGGGCGGCTCATGCCTTCGCGCTCGTACTGCTCGCGCAGCTGGTCGTACCGGCGCTGCAATTCGGCGGCGCGCTCGGGCGGAACCTTGTTCTGCGCGATCAGGTCGGGGATGCAGACACCTAGCGACATGTTAAGATTTGCTCCCTCATTTGAGGTCGAGAAAATTAAACGGGCCAACGGCCCGCAAGGGCGACCGCCCGCCCGAGCTTATGCGAGGAAAGCCAAGTCGCGCGGATGCGCGACGCCCGGCGCTTGAGGGCGCAATCACAAGCAATCCTTCACGGTCTGGAGAAATGCCGCGTCCGCGTCGAACTCGGCCAGCAGGTCGGCCCCGCTGATGGCATCGCCTTCTTCTTCGAGGCGGAACGTGGGCTGGTCGGCAGCGTCGAACAGGCCAAGCCCCATCGTTCCGTCCTGCGCTTGGCCGGTACGGTTCTCACCGCGCATGGGGGCATCGGCACGCAGCTGCGTTTCCTGCGCCTGCCGTGCCTGCGCCTGCGGGTCGGCTTCTGCGCCGCGATCGAGTACCGCCCGCGCGTCATGCTCCATGCTCTCGGTAGTGGTTTTCGCGGCGGGGCCTTCGGGATCGTCCCAGCCCTGCCAGCTTTCGGGGTCTAGCGGGCCGCTTTCTTCTGTGCCTGGGCGAGCGCGCGCATATTGCGCGCCACCCGCGCCGCGTCCGCCTGCAGCCCCTTCGACAGCGCCGAATCCGAAGACATCCGTTCCATCAACGAAATAGCCGTCGGCATCGGGGACGTACCCGGCTTCGTAGCGGAGCGCGTCGAAGCGCTGCTGCCATTCGTCGCCATATCTCGGGTCGAAGATGTCATAATCGCGACCATAATCCGCTTCCATGCTTTCGTCCACTGCGCGACGAAGCGTGTCCTCCATATCCTCGCGCACCATCTGCGCGATGACGTGTTCGGGTGCCAGCCCTTCGCCATCCGCCCAGCGCCCGGCTGCGACGACCAGCATGTGTTCGGGCAGGTCGTCGGGGGCGAGGCCGTAATCCTCCCACAGCTTGCGGAATGCCTTGACCTGCGGATTGTCGAATTCCTCGCGCGCGGCGGCGCGGCGGGCATCGGCGGCATTGTCGATCCGGGCGGGATAGATCTTGTCGCCGCGGCGAATCGTATCGTCCAGCATGGCGATGAATTCGGCTTCGGTCGGGCGCGGCGTCACTTCGGGCGGGCCGAAAAACCCTTCGTCGTGCAGGTCTTCGACCAGCTCGTCGAGGCCGCGCCCGCTCTTGCGCACCAGCGGCCCTGCGCCGGGGACGAAGTGCGATCCGATATTGCCGGTGTTGCGCAGGTCGTGTCCCTTGGGCGGGTTGTCCATCGTCGCATTGCGGGCACGCTGCGCAGCGCCGAACCCGTCTTCGGACAATCCGCCGCGCCGCGCGATTGCAGCCAGCAGGTCGTCTTCGCCGCGCAGGCTCGGGCGCGCGAAATTGCCGTCCCACACCCCGCCACGATCCGCCAGCACCTCGGCATCGGTCTGCCAGCGATAGCGGCCCTGCGCGTTCAGCACGCGCTTGCGTGCCTCGCGCGGGATTTTCATGCTGATTTCGCCGCGCTGCGCCAGCTCGGTCAGCGCCGCGCGAAGATCCGGCTCGGCAACATCGAGTTCGCGCGCAAGGCCCTCGATATCGTTCAGCGACCGGCCCTGCTTGGCGATCACCTCACGCAGCGGCGGGATCGCCGCCTGCACAGGCTCGGGCAACACAGCCGGTTCGATCGTGGGCACCTCGGCACTCGTCGGGGCTTCGACCTCGGCGAGCGGGCGGGGCAGGTCGTCGGGCGGCGCATCCGCACGCACAGTTGCCGGGCCTCCCAGCTCTTCGTCCAGTCGGTCGAGTTGCGCGCGCGTATCCGCCAGCTCGCGATCGAGCGCGGCGAAGGGGTCGGCTTGCGGCTCCGCGCGCGTGCCGGCCGATACGGCGGGGCTGGACGCTCCACCCATCTTGCGGTGGGCCCATGCGACCACATCGCTGGCGGTCATCCCCCGCAGGAAGGGGTTGGCATCGACCACGCGCTGCCCCAGCACCCGCTCCACCGGAACGCCGGGGTCCGCGCGCAACAGGTCGAGCGCGCCCTTGCGCCCCGCGAAGTGCGCCAGATACAGGTTGCCCGCATCCGCTGCGTGCCCACCCTGTTGCAGCGCCCGCATATTGTCCGCCAACAAGTCGTCCATCAGCGTGTTCTGCAAACCGGTGTCGGTCTTCTTCGCGATGATCTGCGCGTCGGTCAGGCCCCGTGCGCCGTACCGGCGCTTGTAATAGGCCAGCCAGGTGCCATCGGTGAACTGGTACAGGCCCTTCGCGCTGCTGCGCGGATTGGCTGCCGTCGCCTTGCCGTTGCTTTCGACGACGCCGATCCGCGCCTTGACCGTCGCCATCGCATCGCCGGTAATCTGGGTCGCAATCGCGGTTCCACCGCGAAGGCGGGCACCGGGGCTGGGGCGCGTCTTCGGCACATAGGCCGGGGCACCGTCCATGATGCCCTGCATGGTTTCGGCCAGCATCGTGTTGTACGACGCCACGCCCGCACCATCGGGGACGAACGGATTGGCCGCTGCCACCTGCCCTTCGCGGCGCAACGCCGAAATCGCCCCGCGCTCCGCATCGGTCATCAGCTCGGACGGGATCAGGCCTTCGGCGATGTCGGGCAGATGATCGTCCAGCGCGGCCCAGTCGACCTTCGCGCCCACCTTCTCGCGCAGGCCCGGCGTGCGATCGAGGATCGTCGCCCACGCCTTTTCCTGCACGGCCTTGGGCGCACTGGCGATCTTTGCCCAGTGCTTCCCGCCGATCTCGAACCCGCCGCGCAGCACGGCGGCACCGGCACCGGCGAACAGGATATTCTGCACCGATTCCTCGGTCGTCATCGCGTCACGCCCCAACGCAGCCCTTTGCCGGTTGATGCTCGGCTGCATCAGCCCTTCGACGCCCATGTTCACCGCCGCTTCGGTGACGACCTTGGCCAGAACGGTCTTCCCGAAGCCGCCCACCGGCAACGTCAGGAGGTTGAGGGGGTCGGTCATCGCGCCTGCGGTGCCCCCTGCGAATGCGGCCACGGGATTGCCGCGCGATGCAACCCGATCCGCCTTGGCGATCCGGTCGCGCTCGCGCGCCTGCCACTGTTCGTCGAACTGGTCGCGGCTGCGCGGCAGGCTCTTGAAATTGCCGCGCTGGCGCTGCTGCTCCATCGCCGCCCACACGCCTTCGCCGTCGACCAGGCCGGTGCGCGGGTTGACGAAGGTGTAGGCCTTGGGCCCACCCAACCGCTCGACCTCGTTGGCGATGTCCATATAGGCGTCCAGCTCGACGTCCATGGCCCTGCCCGTCGTATCGGCCCGCGCAGAGGTGAATGCGCCTTGCAGCGTTTCCAGCAACCCCGAAGGCGGCCCTTCACTGCCGCGCGCGGGTTCGTTCTGCCGCATTTGCGACGTGATGATCGCACCGGGCGGCATCAGCGGCGCTTTCCGCGCGGAACGTGGAATTCGTAGGGCTTGCCCGATTTCGACATCAGCGGCGCGCCGGTTGCGTCGATCATGCGATAGACCGGATCGCCATCGGCGGTGTCGCGCGCATATTCCGGCCGGTAGTGGTCGATCACATCGGCCTTGCGGGCGGCGCTGCCATCCGCGTAGCGCGCCTTGTCGAAAGTCAGCCCGCGCACGCTCCGCTCGAAGTCGTCGCTGGTCTGCCACTCGGGCAGGATCACGCGATGCTTGCCGAAAGTGCCGACACCACCCCGCCATTCGCCATCGCTTGATCGGTGCCCACCAAAGGCGATGTCGATCGCCACGGCGAAGCCTTCGCGGGTAAAGCCTTCCTTGCCCTTGGCGTTGGCCTGCCCGGCATAGATATCCCACGCCAGCGTCATCAGGTCGTCGTAAGATCCGCCCAGCGTCCCGGCGAAGTCGCCCGTGGCACTGCGAAAGGCCTTGGTCACTTCGTCCTTTTCGCCGAAATCCTTGGGCCGCGCCTTGCGCACCTCGGCACCGTCCAGCGCGGCACGCTGCGCCGGGGCGGGCAGCATGGCCACGTAACCCAGCCCGTCCTTCGCCTCCTGCGCCGCGATGAAACGCTGATCGCGCGGCAGGCGCGCCAACTCGCCCAGCACCGCCTGCTGCCCCTGCACGCCTTGCCCGGCCATCTCGCGATACCGCGCCCCCGCTGCCTTGGCGCGCGTTTCCGCAACCCCTTGCAGGTGCGCATAGGCCACCTGCTCTTGTTCGCTCGCCGTCCCGCTCGCGACCTTGGGCGCGAGCTGGCGAACAACCTGCGCCGCTGCCGCGCCGCTCGGGTCGTTCGCTTCGCTGAACTGGCGGTTCAGCCCGATCTGCACGTTCAGCCCGTCGAAGGCGATCAGCTCGTCTGCCGGCAAACCCGCTGCCTGTCCCGCTGCGCGCGCGGCGTCGAATTCGGCCTGCGTAGGATTGATGCCGATGGCGATCTTCGCTTCGATGGCGTCGATCGCATTGCGCGCCTCAATCCGTTTCGCCTCGGCTTCCTGCTCGGCGGCGATGTCCAGCGCGCGCTGCTCGCCCGCCACCTGGTCGCCCAGCTTGCTCGTGTCGAGTTCCAGAGAATCGTAGAAGCCCTGGTCGATCAGAGCCCGCACCATCTGCGGTTGCCCCGCCGCAAACAGGCCATCGTTCATGCCCAGCGCCAGCTTCGTCGCCGCCTTGCGCTTCATGGTCGCCGCTGCCGCGTCGTCGAACGCACCCGCACCGATCATGGTATCGACATCGGCCATCGCCTTGGCGAATTCTTCGCCCGCATTGGCCGGGTCCGTCCGCGTCAGCCGGTTGGCAAGAGTGCCCACCGAAACTTCGAAATCCTCCCCCTGCGCTTCCTGATTGCGCTGGCGCTGCCACGCCTGTTCGCGCAGCTCGATTTGCGCCGCCTCGCGCACGATCGACTGGCGGAATTGCTGGCGCACCCGCTCGTTGCCAACCATGCTGGTATCGAATGCCCGCAGCTTTTCGTCCAGCAGCTTGCGCACCGTGTCGCTGTGCCCGTCGCCGTAGCGATCGGCTTCCTGCCGCGCCGCCTCGACTGCGCTGCTCACCTCTGCCTGCAACGCGATCCACTCGGCCCCCTTGCGCACGGTCAGGTCGCGATCCTCGCGGTCCTGTGCTGCCATCGCAATGCGGTGGTCTATCTCGGTAACCTGCTCCTTGGTCGCCCGGTCGCGCGCCACGAATTCGCTGCCCGCCTGCCCGGCTACGCTCAGGGCATCGCCCAGCGCGCTGAATGCGCTCGGTTGACGGACCACCGGCGTGCGGGCGATCTGCCGGGGAAGGGGAATGCGCGCCTGTACCATATCAGCCACTCCTCTTCGGCAGCGGCAGCGCCCCCAGCGGGGCCGGGCCCTTCGACTCTTCCTTGCGGCGGCGCTCGTTCGCCTTGTCCAGCTTGTCCGCATTGCGGTCGTTGGAATATGTGCTCAGCGCCCCCGCACCGGCACGCACCAGCCCGCCGAACAGTGCCATCTTGCCGCGCGTGCGCGCCGCGCTCGCCTGCGCGCGCAGCCCCGCCGCTTCCCTGCTTGCGGTTTCCACCGTGCTGAACGCCTGCTGCCAGCGCGCCTCCGCGTTGGCCCGCATCAGGTCGGACAGCGTGCCATTGCCCGCGCCGACACCGCCAGCGGCGCTCGCGGCAAGATCGGCCCCGGCTTCCAGCCTGCCCATCCGCAGCCCATACAGCGCGTCCTCAGCCCCCTGCGTGCCCACCGCAACGGCGTTTTGATCCAGCGCGCGCGCTTCGGCCTTGGCCTCGGCATTCGCGCCCACACCGTCTATCAGCGGGCCTGCCGTGTTCAGCGCCATCAGGCCAATCGTTACCGGGTCAGCCACGGCGTCCTCCCTCATACAACCATATGGCCATGTCGCGCCCGTTGGGCTGCGCACGGGCCAGCCAGGCTTCCAGACGGAACCCCAGCATCGCCGCCCAGCGCGCGCTATCCGGCTGCGCTGGATCGACGTGCATATCGATGCGCGCGGCATTATGTTCGCGCACCCGCCGCGCCACTGCCCGCGTCAGCGCCACCATCGCCGGGCCCTTGCCATCCGCAAGGATCGTCCACGCGGTCGCCCACCCCGGATGCGTATGCGCGAAGCCGCCCACGCCCAGCACCTGCCCGCCATGCTCGAACGTCCAGCACGGCCCGCGCGGCACCGCTTCATGCAGGATGCGCGCGCGGGCATCATCGTCCAGCGACTGTGCAGGCTGCGGAACGAACCGCCACAGGTCTTCGCTCTGGAACGGGCGCAGCATCAGCCTTCGCCCACCTGCTGATACGCCATCAGCGCCAGCACCGTTGCAGGGCGGGGCAGGTATCGCCGAATCGTGATCGGGCCGGTGCGCCTGTGATTGCCGTCCAGCTCGAACATCTTGTCGCCGGTAAACAGGGGTAGCGCAGTATCGGTCGGGCTGTTCGTCTGCATCTGCTCCATCTTGCGCGTCACGCCCTGGCAGCTGACCTCCAGCCCGTCGCTGTTCAGCAATCGCAGGTCGACGCGCAGCACCCGGCGCAGCTTGTTCTGCGATGTCCCGTTGCCGCTGCCCGCCTCGGCGTCGTGCGTGATCATGTACGCTTCGAAGGGCAGACCGGCGACGATCGACGACGCCTCGAATTCCAGCGTAGCGGCACCGCTGCCGTCCAGCTCGACCCCCTGCCGCACGCGCCCGTCGGCCACCACGTCCACGGTCTTTCCGGCAAGGTGCGGGGCTGAAATCGCGGACGTGGGCGGGCCGCGATAGACGCTGGCCGCATCCACCATGACGCGATCGGTGCTGGCATCGCCAGCCTGCCGCACCTGCTCCATCCGCAGCACCCAGTGCGCGTCGTCGACGGCAACGATCATCCACACCTGGTCGAACCGGCCATCGGGGTCGGTATTCGTCGACAGGCTGATGACCGATAGCCCGTCTGCCATCGGGCGCGGTGCCCAGCCCAGCAGCGCCTCTTCGGGCATGTATGCCGCCGCCACCAGCGATCCATCGGCGCGGCGAATCCATATCAGGCGGTCGGGCTCCTTCTGGTAAACCACTTCCTCGATCGCCGAAATTCCGATGTGATCGGCGTAGCGGGTCAGGTCCGGGCTCTCCTGCCGATACAGCTCGCTTCCGCCGAACGGGAATTGCAGCAACCGCTTCTGCGCACGCTGGAGGTAGATTGCGCGCCCGTCGACCTTGAAGGGGCGGTGACGTGCCGATCCATTGCTGCTCGGATTGCGCTGCTCCACCTGCCCGGTGCCGACGCCTTGCTGGCCACCGCCAAGGGTAAATTCGCCGCTGGCCGTGCCGATCAACAGATCCCGGTCGGCCATCATCCACCGGATCGGGTCCGCGCTCGGCAGGTCGATCGAAAAGGCCATGTCCTGGCTCTGGTCGCCGAATTCGTTGCGCAGCTCGAAATTGTGATAATCGCTGGTCACGCTGCAATGCACCGTGGCGTTGCGCCACAGTGCCAGGCGGTCCTGCCAGAAGCACCCGCCCTGCGGAAAGCCGCGCCGGGTACTGAACGCGCCGAAGCGCCACCGCCAGTCCGCACCGCCCCCCGCCAGCGTGCGCGTCACCGTGGCCTGCATCTGGTATGCGCTGATGAAGGCGGTGAACTCGACCGATCCGAAGCGATCGTACAGGTACGTCCACTTGGTGCCGTATGGCCCCTTGTCGTTCACGTCCTTGCCGGTCGAGATACCGTCCCACTCGGTTCCTTCGATATGAATCGGCGCAAGGTCGCCGGTGCGCCCGGTTCCGCCCGCATTGCGATAGACGCGCCCGCCCCACTGGCGGATGTCGTTTGTGTTCGTCTCGATACCCGCCTGCCAGCTCGGAATGGTGGAGAAGTCGCCGGTTTCAACCTCCATCAGCCCGCCGACATCGCCCGCTGCGAAGATCGGTTTGCTGGCTGTCACCGTCACAGTACCGCTGGTGTTGCTGAATGCCACGGTCGACGACCGGTCGCTGTTGCGCGGCTCCCACGGGCCACCGCTCAGGTTCAGCTCTTCCAGCTCGAATGTGTCGGCTCCGGTGCGCAGCAGCCGGTGGGGCATGGTGTCGCCATGGAACAGGTACAGCGCGTCGAAGCTCTGCACATATTCCAGCTCGGCCACCTGCGCGGCGGTCCACGGTGTTGCAACCTCGTAAGGCTCGCCGCCATCCATGATCTGCGCGTCGTTGGTGAAGAACCGGAAATAGCCTTCGCCCGCCTCGATCTGGTATCCTTGCGTCACGTTGAATTCGAACGGGATCAGCCGGGCTGCCCCCTTTGCCCCGGCAACGAAGATCGTGCCGGGCGCGGCCTCGGCAGGGCCTTGCAGCAGCGGGAGGAAGCCGACCATCGCGGCCATCCCGTTGCTGTACACGGACTGGTCGACGCGCCCTTTCAGGCGCGGCGATTGCTCCCCGCCGTTGAAATTGGTCTGGATCGGAACGACGACTGCCACGGCCTAGCGCCCCAGCACGCCGTTGCGATACCGCGCGCCTGCCCAGCGGCTCGATCCGACACTGCGCCTGCGGGCGCGCCGCCCGGTCGCCAGCCCATCCGCCTTGCGCGCCGCACGCAGCAATTCGTCGCGATCGTCGGCGATTGACTGACGCAGGCCCTTCAATCCGGTTTTCGCTTCGCAGTATTCGTGCGCCAGCGTGTGCGCCAGCACGTCGACGAACAGCGGGTTCCACTTGGCCAGTTCGTCGTGATCGCCGATGTAGCGAACATAGACTTCCTCGGCATCGGTCAGGAAAAAGCCGCCCTCTTCCTCACCGTCGAAATAGTATGGGTCGTCGCTGTCCCACGGCAGCCAGCGCAGGCAGGTGGGCGGGATGGCGTAGCGATAGGCATAGCCGAACGCGGGCGGCTTCTCGTCGCGCTGCAACTTCTCGCGCACGATGGCGAAGTTCCACGGGTGCAGCGCCAGCGCACTGCGCCGCGCAATATCCCACAGCGCAGACAGGCTCTGCGCACTCGGAATCGTCTCGTCGGGGGAAAGCAGCGATTCGCGCGACCCCAGCAAGACGATCGCCTTGTTGAAAATGGCGGTCTTGCCGACGGGGCTGGCCACGCGATGCTCCTTGGTAGATGCGGAAATGACGCCGCCCGGTTCTTCCTCCATCCACGGCGAACCGGGCTGGACCGGGCGGCGTCACCCTTACGCGCGCTGGAGTTACCCGCGCGAAGAGGTTTCGATTTCGACCACCACCTTGCCGGTGCCCGGCAGGTTGGCAGTCCCGATGCCCATGTAGATGGCGGTAAGGCCCGCCAGCGGCACGCCTTTGACCGCCGCCAGAACCGGATACTTCACCTCGGCATTGGCCGTGGTGCCGTAAGCTTTCGCCGCCGCGTACAGATCGGGGTCCGCCGCCGTGCCGAAGCTCAGCGTGGACGTGCCCAGCGATACGCTCGACTGCACCGTGATGCCGGTAATCACCTCGCCCTCGGGGATCTTCGCAATCAGGTCGAGGTCGCCGTTCGCACCTTCGAAATCGGCGGCAGCGAGGTCGATAACCTCGGTATAGGACTTCTTGCCCCCGCCGTTCAGCGCTGCGTGGATCAGCCCAGCGGCCCCTACGCCTGCGGCGGTACGAAGTGTTCCAAAACCAGTAGCCATGTCGGGCTCCTTTTCGTTCGTGTCGGCTTGCTCAGGGCCGGAAATGAAGCGGTAAAGCCGGGCGAACCTCCGCCCGCCCGGCTACAGGGTCGATCAGGTCGGCTTGCAGGCCACCTGGAAGCAGCGCTTCTCGTCGCGCCGCCCGTAACGGATGTTCGTGTAGGCGCTGAACTGCCACGGATCGCCGTCGAGGTCGGTACGCTGGCTGCGCTTGGTCAGCACCGTCAGCCATTCACGGCCCGCCATACCCTTGGGCACCCACACCGGGCACAGCTCGTTGCCGTTGGCATCGGTCGTCAGCCCCAGCTCGTTCGCCTCGGGGTACATTTTCGAGTTGGTGAATTCCTTGGGCACGAAGTGGAACCCGAGGAAGTCGGTCGGCATACCGTCCTGCAAAGCCTGCCGCGCCCCTTCGGACAGCGGACGACCGTAAACGCCCTGCATGATCTGGCTGTCGGGGTTGTATTCCCGGCGCACATATTCGTCGATGTCGAGCAAATCTTCGATCTGCTCCGCCGTGATCATCCAGTGCAGCTTCTCGACACGCGGGTCGATCAGCAACTGTCGCGCGCGCTTGCGCACGGTCTTCATCTTCGGCAGCGAAAGGCCCGTGGCAGTGCCGGGGCTTTCGAAGTCTGCCGCGATGATGTTCGCGCTGGAGAAGGGCACATACTGCGTACCTTCCTTGCCGGTCGCGGCGTCGGTGTAGAAACCGATCAGGAATTCGTCCTGCCGGGAAATCTGGATGCCCCGCGCGACACCTTCGGCGAGCGGGCTGTCGAGCGGAATTTCCGTCGCCATCTGGTCATCCATGTCCAGCGCGGTGTGGCAGGAAATCGATTCCTGCTTGTGAATCCACCGGCGCTCGACGACGTTGTCCTGCAGGTCCTTCTTGGCGAAGCGCGACGTCTTCTTCTTGCCCCGCAGGTTGCCGAAGCGGTCGGTAATCTCGGTCTTCTCGCCCGTGATCCCGCCCTTGAAGTCGCACATCGCTTCGAAGTCGGTGCCGATCTCGGCAAGCTGGAATTCGACCGCCTTTTCGAAGTTAACGGTGCGGGTCGTTTCGAGGTAATTGTCGGCCATGTCATCGCTCCCTGGCTCGAAAAACAAACAATTGGTTCGGTTTCCGAGCGGGGATGCAGGTTTCCCTGGGCCGCTCTTGCAGTCTTACGCTCCTGCCCGCGCGCTGGCTTTACAGCGATGCACCGGGGCCATCAGGCGATGGGGATGCCGGATAACGAACCGGGAAGAGGACTCCCATGGGGCGGGCTTCCCGGTTCGTTCCGTGATTAATCTAACGACGGGTTAGATTTGTCAACCCTGCTGGCGCGCGCGATGCTGCGCGATCATCTTTTGCAGATAATCGCTCTCCCTCGCCTCGGGGCTGCCCTTCGTCTTCACCTTCTTGCGCCATTCGGCATCTTGCATCTTGGTATTCCAAGTCGCCTCGGCATTTTCAGGCGCAACGGCCTGGAACCCGGCGGGCGGATTGTCGCCTTCACCCGCATAGCCAAGATCGCCGACGCGATCGTGCAGGGCAAACATGAACTTCATCAGTCCATCGCTGCCCAGCTTGATGTCGAGCCGGTTCAGGTCCGCTTCGCCTAGCTCCAGCGGAGTGCCGGTGAACCCCTCGATCATCTTCTGGACCTCGCCCAGCTTTTCGTCGTAGCCGCTGCCATAATCGGCCTTGAAGCTGTCGAGCTGTTTCTGGCTCGCAGCATTCGCAGCCTCGATCTGCTTGTCCATCGCCCCGGCGTAGAAGTCCATCGCCCCCTTCGCGAGGTGGGGAGGCAACCCACTATCGAAGGCGAATTGGCGGAACCCGTCGACCATTTCGCTGTCCATACCTTCGGGCAATTCCCCGAAATCGTAGGCATCGACGCTTTCCGGCCGCAGAGCGTCGGCGAAGGCCTTGCGGCTTTCCTCGCTGTCGCCCGGCAGCGGAACAGCCTTGGCGCTGGCGGCGCGCTTGGTTTCGAGGTGCCCGCGCGCGAGGTCCTCCAGCGAGTTGTACTTACCCAGCGTGGCGTCGCCTCGCAGGTCTTCGGGCAATCCCGCGCGCCAATCCTGCGCCGCTGGCGGGGTCAGCGCGTCGGTTGCTGCCGGGGTCGGCGTAGGCGTAGGCGTCGGCGCCGGGGTTGCTGCGGGGGTCGGAGTGGGGGTGGGCGTCGGCGCGGGGGCCGGTGCGGCATCGGTCATTCTAGGGTTCCCTTCCAGTTGAATCGTTCTGAAGTCTCTGCTGCGCGCGCGCGATCTTGGCGGTGTCGATGTCGACCCACTCGATCAGCGTCCGTACGATATGCTGCGCGCCTGCGTCGAACAGGCGGCGGTCGGCATCGCCGTTGAACCCATGCTGGTTCAGCCGCGCTTCGTAGGCCAGCAGGGCAATCAGCTTTTCACCTTGCGGCGTCACCTCGCCATCTTCGCCAAGGAACACGGCCTTCGCCGCGTGCGATTGCAGGCCCAGCAGGCGAATCCCCAGCAGTTGCATCCGGCGCGATATCTTCGCTTGCCGCAGCGGCTTCGCGCGATCGGGCTCAGGCATTGCCGCTCACTCCCGCTGCGCCCAGGTCTTTGGCGATACCCGCCACCGCTGCGCCCGTTTCCAGCAGGTCCTGCGCGTTCTGGCGCTGCGCGGCGGCATCGTCCGCCGCCTTCAATTCCGCTTCGGTCGCCTGCCACGCGGCAGGCACCCGCAGCACGCGGGCAAGGTTCGGCATCACCTTGGCAGCCGGGAACATGCGGTTGAATTCCTGCATCCACGTCGGGTCGTATTGCGCCTGCGTGGCGACCGCCTGCGACATGCGGAAATAGCCTGCGGCCTCCTCGCTCATCAGCGCGGCATTCAGCGGGTTGTCGTAAGTGATCGCGCGCGCGCCGCCCGCCTCGATCACTTCGCCGGGCATATCGTCGAACTCGCCCATCTGGCCCATCAGGTCGATTTCGCGGTCGAGCATCGGGCTCAACCACTCGGTTTCCTGCGTGGCCAGCGGTTGCAGCAGCACGCCCTTCTCCTGCACCCGCTCCATGATCTGCGCGTCGGTGACATGGCTTTTCATGTCCTGCGTCAGGAACAGCAGGTGGCGGAAAAACGCGCGGTCTATCGCTTCGTGCAACTGCGCCTGGATCGCCAGCGGGCCTTGGAAATCGCCTACGTCGAACAGCTTGCCGATCACCTGATTGCCGGAATAGTTGAACGCGCCGGGCACGAACTCGCCAGCGCCGTAATTGATGATCATGTCCAGCGCGTCGTCGGGTCCGCCCAGCGGGGGCATCAGCCCCATTTCCGCGCCGGTCATCAGATCCACCATGATCTGTTGCAGCGCCTTCGCCTCGGGCAGCATGTCGACGCCGGGGCCGCGCCCGTAATCCTCGCTCGGGCTGCGCATGAACGCGGAATAGGTCAGCTCGCGGCTGTTCCAGCCACCCTGTTCGATCCATTCCTTGTCGGCCAGCGAGATATAGCCGCCGATGTAGGGCTTGCCCTTCATGTCCATCCGCTCGGGATCGACGTTCGGGTTTTCCAGCGCCACCAGCAGGAAATCGAACTCGGTGTGCTTCTTCTCGCTGTTGGTCGCCGCTTCCAGAACCTGCGGCGCGCGTTGCAGCTTTTCGCGGCCCCAGCGCTCCAGCGCCTGCTCGGCGGTCCACGTCCACTTGCGATGCGTGCGCCCTTGCAGACCCTGCCAGTTGCGCTCGATGTAGCAGCGCCCGATATGCTCGCTGCGATATCGCAGGCCGATGGGCCGTTTCGTGCGCTTGTCGATCCGGTGCGTCACCGACATGCCCTGATTGCCAAAAGCCATCAGGCTGGCCCAGCTCTCATCGGTCTGTTGCACGAAGCCGCTGTTCGGATCGTGCCGCAGCTCGAACAGGCGGCGCGTCTTCGCTTCGTACCAGGCGGCGACGTGCTGCAATTTCAGCAATTCGTCGTGGTCGGGCGGGGCGATTCCCTGAAACAGCGCGCCGCGCGGCATCACCATGCCCACCGCGATGCTCTTGCCATCGTCCAGCGCACGGGCGGGATAGCTATCGAAGATTTCGCGCGTGCGCGGCACGCCCTGCGTCGAATTCTGCCCGCTGAAGTCGGCCTGCCGGGGCAGGAAATACTGGGCCGCTTCGGTCCATTCGGCTTCGAACGGGCTGCGCGCATTGTGCATCCGTTCCTGCGCCTTGATCTGAGTGGCGACGTCCAGCATTTCCTGTTCCCTTGTGTCGGAGGCTCGCGAGAGGGGGCGCTTACGCGGCGTCCGCTTCGGCAACCGCCTTGGGCGGGGCCGGGCGGAACACCAGCGTGCGCGCGGGGAAGCTGATCGAATGCCCGCCGCCGCACTTGCGCCGGCCATTCAGCACGGTGCGCAGCGCGCCTGCATCGGTCATCAGCGATACGCCGACCACCGCGAATTCGCGCGACTTCGCGGGCAGCTCGATCGCCTTGGTCAGCAGCAGGCCCCCATCGGCGGTCGGCTCCAGCTCGCTTTCGCGCACTTCGATCCGATGATCGGGGCTGTAGGCCTGGCCATTGTCGACCACGACGGCACGGATGATCTTGCCCGTGATATCGCGCACATCGCCGATGAACGGCGGCGTCTCGGCGAAGGCCTTGGCGGCTTTTTCTTCCAGCTCGGCCCGTTCCTCGGCAGCGGCTTTCGCCGCCTTCTCCTGCTCACGCGCCTGTCGCTTGGCCGTTCGCGCTGCACGACTGCGCCCCTTCTCGATCGCCTCTTCCTGCGTCAGGCGCTGGCGCTCGGCAACCTGCGCCGGGGTTTCGGGGATCAACGCCTTGAACCGTTCCACCAGATCGGCCGGAAGATCCGCATCGGCGCCGATGACCAGCGTGCCGACGTCGATTTCGCGCGGCATAGCCGCCTTCACCAGCTCTTCGAGATTGGCGTCGAGATAGGCTTTCACCTCCGCCTGCACGGCCTCGGCAAAGGACGGTTCGTGCTTGTGGTCAGGCTCGCCTTTGGCGGCAGCGGGCGCCTTGTCTTCGTCCGCCTTGGGTTCATTCGCCTTCGGCGCGTTCTTCGCATCGGCCATATCGGTAGTCTCCTTCGCTGATCGGGCTACAGGCCCAGGTTGGTTTTGCCGGTGCCGGATTCGGCACCCATCTTGCCGGTCAACTGGTTGGCGGCTGCGCCTTTGCGCTTCGAAAGAAGATCGCGGTTCTGCGCAGCCTCGGCAGCAGTATCGACGCGGGGTTGAAGTACGGGGGCGGAGGGCTTCGGCTTCTTGCGACCGAACAACACCCCGGCCACGGGCGACAACAGAGTGAGGGGATTCATCGCAATGCTCCTGCATACCCGGTGCGCTTCACGCCCGCCCCGCGCTTCCGGGCCTTCGCGCGGCGGTCTATGTCCTCGATCGAATTGCTGGCCTTGCTCACCCCGGCTTCGAGATATTGCAGCGCATCCTGCGCGTGGCCGAAGGGGTTGCGCTTGTCGGGCTTGTCCGCCAGCGCCTTCGTACCGTCCGAAAGCTTGGTTTTCGGCAGCGTGTAGCCATTGTTGAAGCCCTGCCTCAGCCACGGGCACGCGGGCGACAGCAGCATTCCGCAGAACGGCAGGTTATCGCGCACCATCCGCGCCACCATGTTGGCGTGGCGGATCGAAAACAGGTTGCCCTTCACGGGCGAAGGGCGAATCCGCACGTTCGCCGCCTGGCTGAACTTCTGCGCCCAGCTCACATCCTCGGCGTGGCCGTAATCGCCCGTGAAGATGGCCGGATCGCCCCACGGCTCTGCTACCACCACATCGGGGAAATTGTCGTCGACGAACCGGCGATAGGTCTCGCCGAACTGGACCGGCCCCATCTTCTCGAGGATTTTCTTTTCGTCGTCGGGCAGGAACACGACCAGCTCGGCAATCACCAGCAGCTTGCCGTCATGGTCCTTCTGTCCGAAGATCGCGGCAGGGGTCGCACCCCCGTCGATCCCGCAGAACAGCGGCAGGTTGGGGTTCGCCTTGATCGGTTCCTTGGCAACGTGAAGATCGTCGCGAAATTGCGGGAACACCGGCTGCCCGCTGCGCACCGCGCCGAACTCGTTATGGATGAACCGCTTTTGCTCGTGTTCGTCGAGCGTCAGCTTGAGGCCCTGATAGTACCCCTTGGGCAGGTTCGCGATGTTTTCGGCATTGGGGGAGAGCCCGCCCGGCTGCCTGTGGAACGTGACGCGAAAATTCGCGCCCTGCTCCGCCTGCATCTGCTCCAGCTCTTCCTTCGAAATCGGCAGGTTTTCGTTGACCGCGATGTCGTACACCCAGTTGGTGACCTCGGGCGCGTTCAGGTCGAAGAACATGCAGCTATGGCGGCACCCACCATCCTTGGCGGCGGGATAGCGGCCCAGTCGGGGGAAGCCGTACTTGACCACGGCAGGCTGCAAGGTGTCGGCTTCGTTCAGCCACAGCCAGGTCAGCTGCATCCCCTTGAACAGCTTTTCGGGCTTCGTGTCGCTGCTCAGGGCGCGCCACAGAATTTCGATTTCGAGCATCCCGAAATTCGGAACCTCGATCCTGATCTTGCTGTCGTTCGTGTCGCCGTTGAAGTTGTCTTTCGTCTTGGGGAACCAAGAGAAAAAGTCCTTCATCACGTTGGATTTGAGCTGGTCGTAGGTGTCGCGCACCACGCAGCCGCGGCTACGCCGCACCCCGTCCTTGCCGGGGGTCTGCATCATCGTGATCAGCAGGATTTTTTGCAGGCAGCTGGTCGTCTTGGCGCTGCCATACGGCCCCATGATGATGTCGATCTTCGACTTGCTCTCGACGAATGCCTTGGCCACCGGGCCAACAGGCTTCATCGTCATGGTCTGGGCTTCGCCCTCGCTACCGTCCCAGTCGCGCGCGTCGACCGGCGCGGGCATCGGCGCTGCGGCCGCAGCCGAAGCCAGCGCCGCCGCGCCCATCGCACCGGCCTTCGCGGCATTACGGAGGTCGCGGGTGATCATCGGCCCGCCTCACGCCAATTCCACCATTGGCGAGCGCACCAATCGTCCAGTGCGCGCTGGATGCGGACAGGGTGATCAATCGGGAGCGTTTCGAGCAGATCGCGGAAAACCAGCTCACTGCCACCCACCATCACAATGCGGTCAGCCATCGGCGCCCCTCTCCGCATCCTTGGCGTCGTCCCCATCTACCTCGGCGAATTCGGCATCTTCGACCAGCTTCATGCCCTCGAAATCGAGCGCCGCGAGCCCGTGCTTGTCGATCGCGGCGGAAAGGTCTTCGTGCGAAACATCGGTCGGGGCGTTGATCCCCGGAATGATCAGCACCGCGTCCTTCTTCTCGGCAATTTCGATGCTCGTTGGCTGGCGACCGTGGACATAGGTGAAGGCGTCGACGAAGATCTTGCGCCACCACTCGGCGACTTCCATCGCGCCCACTTCCTTGCGGCTCATGTACGCCATCAGCTTGCGGTAGAGCTTCGCCGCTTCCTTGTCGGAACAGTGCGCGGCGAGCCGGTCGACCAGCCTTTCGAGCCGATCCAGCTCACCACTTCTGTCGCCCTGGTCTGCCTGCCGGATCGTCGCCACCAGCACTTCCAGCGGCGTGGTGATGATATTCCCGGCAATGTCGATCGGGTCGCCGTACTGGTGGACAAAATACCGCGCGACCTTCTCGGTGCGCTTGTTGCGCGCGCCCGGCGGTCGCCCTTGACCGCGCGCCTTGGCGAGGCCGCTGGCGGAAATCTCGCCTTCCTCGGCATGGATCAGCGTCAGTTGCTGCGGCGAAGGCAGAAACGAATGCTGGCGGGGCGCGTCAGTTGACACGATTCACCCCCGATCCTAGCCTCGCGAGCTTCTTCCTCCATCCTGGGTGAGCCGGAATTGTCATCCCCCGACCCGATTTTTGACCTCCCAAGGCGCGATTTTCGCGGAAACCTGCGCTTTTCGGGTTGAGGTTCCGCGCGCAGCACAGCGCAGCGCTCCCCCCGACCCCCTGTGTGCCCGTGAGCCATTCGCGATTTTTTCGAACGTCGAAGGCCTTCAAGCCTGATTGGGGCGGGATCGAGCCTGCCCGGCGCGCGATGCGCTTTGCCGATCGTCCCTGCCGCGCGGAACCCGGATAGAGATGGCGGACGGCCCCCCGGTGGGGGGCTCGCCCCCCCTCGGCGCAGCGCGTGGGAGCCGCCTGCGGGCCGCGTGCGGTCGATGTCGGCGCGCCAGTCGCAAAACTGGCAATTTGCCGACCACCTTGCGCAAGGCCCTGATTTTCCAGCGCTATCGCCAGCGATGCAACACCCTGCGATGCAACACCGCCCACGCCGACACCGCTAAGTGCCTGATTTTGCGTGCTGCGCGGGATCCGTCGCGACCGGCCCAGCTCGAACCCGACCTGGCCGATCCGCGCGCCGTTTTCACCAGCCAGCGCCCCGCCCCCCGCCCGCTGAACACGGGTCGAGCGGCAGCAAGCCCAATTCCGGGCACCTATTTTATTCGGCAAGGGCGAAATGCGCTCGATCACAGCGCAGGGACATAACGCAAAGTTAGAAATAGGCGCAAGCCCCGCTCTCAATGTTCCCTTTGTTCCTTCTATGGAACAGAGATGGGAACAAGAAAAAGACTATAGAACATAGACTTAAGGCTAATGTTACCTCTGTTACCTATTACGTATCGCGCACCCATGCGCTCAACGCGCGCCCAGATGCGGACCTCGCCCGATCAGCGGGAACATCCGTAACATGGCGAAAAACGAGGCACTATCAATACCATACCTGTTTCGACCTCTGTTCCGCTGCCGCAACAGCCGCAACGCGCCCCGCTCTCCGATTTTCCAGACCGCGCGCCAAATCTCTTGTTGGAAATCTTTGGGTCGGGGGTCGAGGGATAGGCGGAAAGCGGCGGAGAAGAGCGCCTGACGGGCCGGGGTGTGTCGAGTTGAGCGCGTCCGCACCGCGCGCCTGCGGCGCGCTGGACGCGCATTTTTTCATTTAGCGCTTGACACTAAAAACTAACTCTCGGTAAAGAAATCGTGCCACGACGAGGTGGCGGAACGGTAATGGAGACCGACCCGATGAACGCTTATAGCCCCATCCAATCAATGCAGCGCCTCGAAGGCGGCGGCTTCGCCCGCAAGCAAGCCGAAACCTTGGCGGAGGAACTGCACGGCGCTACGGTACAGCACGTGACGAAAGACGAACTCACCAAGGCGCTTGAAGCCCATGCCAACAAGCTGACGCTCCGCCTCGGTTCGATCATGGCCGCGCTAGCCGCGCTGATCGTCGCCGCAATCCAACTGTTCTGACCGGCGACCCTATCGGTGAAGGGCGGGCAATGTCCGCCCCGATCCGATGGGGCCACCCATCGTCAACGGTATTGGAGACCGGAAAAATGCACGAATATCTGATCGAATTTGCGGACGGATCGTCGCTCGAAGTGAGCGTGGCACCGGACGCAGACCTAGACGGCAGCTTTACCGCCACCTGCAACTTCACGGGCGAAGCGCTCACCATCAACGGTTGGCTGGCGACCCGCTTCGAACCCCTCGATCTGGTGGAGGCGTGAACATGGCTCACACCGCACAGATAATCGACTTCGGCGCGACACTCGACGCCCGCCGCTCGGCACAGACCAAAGCGAGCGCCGAACAGGCAAGGGCTGAGGCGCAGGAAAAGCGGAAGAGCGACTTGGCCGAAAGACTCGGCGGATCAATCGCCGCGCACATCGTTGCCGAAGTGGTGACCGATGTCGAACAGCGACAGATAGAGCAGGCGCGGGCCGACAGGTTCGTTCCCGCCTACTGCGACCCGGAAAATGAAAAACGGGGCACGAAGCACGACGCGACCCGAAATCTCGACATCAGCGAGATTGCCAAGCGTATGCGTGCCGACATCAAAGCCCTTCAACTTGGGTCGGGGATCAAGACGAGCGTTCGAATCCAGCGCTATAGCGGCGGGCAGTCGATAGACATCAGGATTACCGCATTGCCATCCGGCTTCGCGATCCTCTCCGACCAGGCAGCGAGCTGGCGCAAGCAATTCCCGCAGCGCGCGCACGACTGCCCGGGCAGCCTGACCGACCAGCGCAGCGCGGAATTTCACAGCCTGATGACCCGCCTCGAACGTATCCACGGCGCGTACAACCGCGACAATTCGGACAGCATGACCGATTATTTCGACGTGCGCTATTACGGCTCGGTATCGCTGGACTGGCAACTGCGCCGCGATCTGGAGGCCGCCCAGGTCGACGCGAACCCCGGCACCTACTGGGCGGAGGATTGAGCGATGATCCAAGGCGATCTGTTCAAGTCTGCGGGCATTGCGTCCTTCGCCACCCGCCCGCCCAAGCCAGACAGCGCCATGCTACTGGCCATGTCCGCCGATCACAGACAGGGCGGCGCGGTGCCGCCAACCAGATCGGCACCCCTGCCGCTTCCCCGCACGGGCGCGGAACTGGTGATGCAATCGCGAAGTTGCTGCAGCCAATGTTCCGAGACCGGGCATCCCTGCCACTACAAATGGCACGCCGATTCGCAGCAGCTACTTTGCCCGCCATGCAATGCGCGCAAGCTGGGCTATCTCGCCACCCCCAACCGGAGCGGCGTTTACTTGGAGCCCACCGAATTCCTCGCCCCGCCGCGAAAGAAGAACTTTCACGGCTTGGACATAGCCGAAATTCGCCTGATGAACCTCGGCCCGCACTGGATATGGGCGACCGGCTTTCAGCTGCGTGGCGGCGATTGTCGCGGCTCTCATAGCCCGTTGTCAGAAGCACACGGCGGCAAGGCCGCGTCGCGCGCCGCAGCGATCAACGCGGCGTGCGCCGAATTGCGCGGCTATCTGGATGGCTGCGACAATGCCGACGCGCGCGCCATCCTCGCTTGGCTCAAGATGCTCGATCAGGCCGCACTGCTGGCATGAACAATCGCCTCCAAATTGGAACAAAAAAAGAACTTTCCTACACGCGCCGCGCGCTCCAGTTTGCGAATCCCACCAATCTGGAGAGAGAAAAGGCCATGTTGAACCACCTTGCGCAGGCCCGCGACGAAGCCAACGCCGAATACGATCAGACCATGGCGATGGCCGCGCTGGAGGCGCTTGAATTGCTCTTCGTGCAGGCCTCGCCCGGCACCGAAATCCCGGCCACCAACATCGCGGCGCTGCTGCACTTCGTTCATCGCCCGGTGCGTGACGCCTTCCTTTACGTCACCGGCGCGGCCAACGATCGCTAGAGCAATCGAGGCTGGCCCGCTCGCGCTGCTTCTCCGCGCTCCACTGGCAGGTGGAACCGGATCGGCGGGGGCGGGCCTTCGCGCGGGGTGGCGTCGAACCTGTACCATGCGCAGTCGTCGGCCGGATCGTACTTGCTGCCTTCGAACCACTTGAGCCGCCCCACGGCCACCACATCGGTCAGGATCGGCCGGAACGGTGCCGCTTGCTGCGTATAGGCCCAGCTCGCATCGTGGAGGCTCCACAGCGGCGCTATCGCAGCCAGGTGCCATATCAGCGGATGCAGCCAGCTCCGTTCCCACGGCAGGTTGCTGATGAACAGGGTGGCCCCGTGAAGATCCCGCACGGTCAGCGACAGCGCATTGCCGATGCCGATAGGCCAGCGGTTCGCAAGGCCCTCGCTCTGCGGCTCCAGCTCCAACCCCCATTCGCAGACGAGGCCCGCGGCTTCGAGCAGGTGGATAAGATCGCCCGCCCCGGCGCACGGCTCGGCAAAGCGCGTGCCTGCCGGCACATGCGCCAGCAACGGCGCGACACAGCGCGGGTCGATGGTCGGATAGAAGAAATTGCGCTTGCGCGGGCGCTGGGTGCCCATCGCCTGCCCTAAGCGGCTCATGCCCGCGCTACCTTGACCCGTTCCACGTCTGTTCTAATGGGCAACGAGTGCCTATGCGCCATGTCAACTGTCCAGCTCACGTGGCTACGGTCACGCTGATGATCGAACGCGGCATCAAGGTTCGTACTTGGTGCACGCATTGCCATGCGCCTTTCAGGCAGGTCGATCTTGCCGAGGTGGCGCGGGTCAAGGGCCCTGACTATTCTCTGTGGGGTCGCTGGACGCGCTGCAAGCTCACGCCCGGCTGTCGGGGGCGCAATCGCTTCTTTCATGACGGCAGGGGCCATTACACGGGTATGTGGGACTAGGACGCTCACAACCCCTCCGATTCCACCGTCAGGTATTCTTTGCCGACACGCGCTTGCCACGGCTCGTTCCACGCCTCGGTAGCGGTCTTAGGCGTTGGGCGGCACTTGCCGATGGTGCCGCACGCACATTCCATCCGGTACATACGATGCACGCCCGTCTTGCGCGGCGTGTTGTAATAAACCTCGATCGCGCGGAGCGCAGGCGTTTCTACGCAATAGTGACAGGCGATAGGTTCCGGCTTCTCGCTCACCCTGCTTCCCCCGGCATGAACATGCTCAGCGGCAGCGCCACGACGTATTCGGGGCTGCCCACCTTCTCGAATCGCATCTTGGTGCGGATCGCGCCTTCGGCCTTGGCCAGGCTCTGCACCCACTGCCCGCTGGCGAAGTCGCCCGGTGCGCCCCGGAACAGCTCTTGCAGGCCCTTGTGCCCCCCGCCTGCCACCGCAAGATAACCGTCGCGCCATGCCTGTTCGCCGTGGCCCAGCTCGTTGACGCCATAGCGCGCCCGCCCCTTCTCGTCGGGCGCCAATTCCTTGGGCAGAAACACGCGCAGGCCGTAGGTTTTCAGCCGGTCGCGCGCCGCTTCGTCGATGCAGATGATTTCACGCTCGCCATCCCACTTCAGGCCCGGCTCCACCGCCTTGCGCAGCCAGCGCGCCACGCTTTCGGGCGGCTGCCCGCCAGCGCCCGGCACCAGCGCGGAGAGCAGGTACTGGATGCAACGCTCGGTATCGGTGCGCGCTTCCTCGGTCCCCCGCATCATCAGCGGTTCGATCAGCCGCACCCATGCCGCGCCGCCCACGTCCTCGCCTTCCTCGCGGTCGAAATTCTCCGGGTTCAGCGGGTCGAGACGTTGGGCCGGGGCATAATCGAACAGCAGCAGGTCCGCACAGGCCAGCAGGGTGCCGAAGGTGTCGCGCCAGCGCCCGGCATAGCCCGCCGCGTGAATCTCGCCCTTGTAGTAATCCAGCGTGGCGTCGAACCGATGCCACTGATCCAGCATCCGCCGATGCAACCGCCGTCCCAGTCCGCGAAGATGGGGAAGGTCAAGCCGAAGGTCAGCCTTGTCGCTGGGGATGGGCCGCATGTCGAGGATGGCGAACCTGTTGTGATCCTGCCCCACCTTGATCGAGTGGATGATGCTGGACAGCACGAAGGCGCTGTGAATGGTAAAATCCTGCGCCTTGTGGTCGCTGCCGCCGCGCCCGATGCTGCCCCCGCTGCTCCCTTTGCGCGCCAGCGTCAGCATCGCCTGTTGCCGCTCTGCGTCGTCGTCCGCCTCGGCTTCGTCGATCAGCACTGCCAAGCGATCGAGGCCCAGCTTCTGCCGGATATAGGCGGGGCTCGCGTCCTCGGTCGTAATCGCCCAGTCGCTCGCCAGCGCACGCAGCAGCTTTTGCAGGTGGCTCTTGCCCGCTGCGGTCGATCCGGTCAGCCAGATATGGGCGCGCCAGTTCAGCGCGCCGCAAATATACATCTGGCCGACCCAGCCCAGCAGCAGCAGCCGCGCCAGCTCGGGCGCGATCCAACTCCATTCGCCGAACAGGTCCATCAGCTCGCGCGACTCTTCGCAGGTCGCGGCGCTGCCAAGGTCGGGCAGGGGCAGCGGCGGGCCACCGGGATAGAACGCCCCCTGATACTCGCCCGCCTTCGCGCCTTGCAGCTTTTTCAGCCGCCGACCGCGATTGTCGGGCACGTTGGCCAGCAGCAGACGGTTGCCACAATGCAGCAGCAGCAGGTCTTCATCGTGCCGGGGCCGGTGCGCCCCGCGCCCAAACACGCGCCCCTCGGGGTTGAAGATGCCCTTGGTAAAGCACGCCTCGGCCAGCTCGCCGCCCGCTTCGCCATGATCGAAGCCGACCTGCACGCGCGGCACCTGATCTTTCTTGTCCTTCTCGCTCTGCTTGGCGTAGCGCGGGAAATTCTCCCACAGCCAGTCCTGCCCGCCGCAGTGCAGAACGAAATCATTGTTCGACAGCCGCGTGTCGCGCTCTTGCAGCACGTTGTTGCGGTCCATGAACACGATCCGGCTGCCACCGATCGCCTGCCCCAGCGGCACGATCGGCGAATCGGGCAACAGGAACTTGTTGACCTCCGCATCATGGCTCTGGCCGGGCGCTTCATCCTCGCCCGCAAGATCGGGCAGGGTAACGGGATCGGGGAGAGTGCTCATCGCCGCCCCCGCCAGCTATCGGCGCGCTGTTCCATCGAACTGGGGACCTCGCTGAGGTCGATCTTGATCCTTGGCATTCTTGCAGGTGCCTGCGCTTTCGTTGGTGCCGATGGAGTGGGCTGCGGTGGCGGGGTGGGGAGGGGAGGAGCGGGCCGCTCTGCGCGGCGCCGCTCTTTCGCGGCTTCGCGCTCGTAGTCTTTCCAGCTCCATGCCGGGCGAGGCTTGCGATTGCTCACGCCGCCACCCCCCGCATCTTGCGCTCGCGCAATTCGGCAAAGTCCTTCACGTCCTGCGGGGGCCAGATCGCTTGCACCAGGCGCTTGCCCCGGTTGCGCTCCTGCAACTTGGTTACCGCCTTTTCGAAGCTTTCCGCGCCGCCGCTTCCTTCGGGGTCGTTCTGCGCGATGATCACGATGTTGCCCGCTTGCTCGGGCACCTCCAGCGCACCGATATTGCCGACATCGCCCGCAGCCACGATGCGCAGACTCGGGTCTTCCATCGCCACCGCACCGCCATCCTCGATCCCTTCGCTGACGTAGATGTCCGTTCCTGCCGGGATGGCGTGCAGCGGCACGTCGTAGCGCCCCTTCCACACCGGGATATGCGCGCCCTTCTTGGCCCCCAGCATCATCTTCGCCTTGTGCAGCACACGCCGCGCGTGCTTGGCGCTCGCCTCTTCGTCCTCGATCGCCAGTTTCTGCCACCGGCTCACGCCGGATGTGTCGGGCCGATATTGCAGGAAGGTGCGATGCACCGCCGTGATGCTGCGCAGGTCGGGGCCGATCATGCAGCTGACCATTGCGGGGAGTTCGCGCTTGAGGTCGCCATGCGGCACATCGCCCCGGTATTTCAGCGCGCCCGGCCAGTGTCCCAGCGATCCGAAGTCGATCCCGCGCCCGCGCAGGTAATCGTCGGCGGGCGTTTCCGCGCCCGTCATGCACGAATACCAAAGGCCTTGCGCACTCTTGCGCCGCTCAGCGGCATCCGCCGCCGCCTTCGCCTCGCGCCGCTCCAGCAGCTCGCGGTCGGCCTCACGCTGTTTCAGGTTCATGCCCGCGATCCCGGCATCCTGCTCCAGCATCCGCAGCGCTTCGCCGAACGGCAGCTTCTGATGATCCATCAGGAAGTCCATCGCATCGCCGTGCGCCTGACAGCCGAAGCAATGGTAGAAACCCTTGTCGTCGTTGACCGTGAAGCTGGGCGTGCTTTCGGTGTGGAACGGGCACAGGCCGAACCAGTCGGGGCCCTTCTGCGTCAGCTTCACCACGCGCCCGATCAACGTCGAGAGTTTCACCCTCGCGCGTATCGAATCCATCTTCTGCCGTAGATCCGGCTGCGACCCCGCACCGCTCATTGCGTCAGCCCGTCACGTCTGCGGATTGCAGCGCTTCGTCGACGACGGGGGCGGGCAAATGCCAGTCGTTCGGGCCGCAAACCTCCAGATCGTTGAGCTTCGAAATATTGCCGTGACGCGGCACTTTCTTGCCTGTTTCCCAAAAATGCACCGCAGGCTGCGTCACGCCGAACAGCGTAGCGGCCTGCGTCAGCGTCAAACCTTCGCGCTGCCGCCACGCGCGCAGCTTTACAGCGCCGAGAGAGAGGGTCGGGGGGGATTGGTTGTCGGTCGCGATCATGCCTTGGCCCTTGCTTTCGATATGGCCTAACTCTAGGTTATATTGATTGCAAGCCACCCGGCAACGTAATTAACAAAAGGGGATATACCCGCCATGACAGCCGAAGTGTACCTGTTCCCCGGTATGACCAAGCAGTTAGAAACCTATCCCAACCGCATTCGCGAATTGCGCCTTGCTGCGGGCCTCACCCAGCAGCAGCTCGGCGACAAGGTCGGTATGACGGCGGTGAACATCGGGCATCTCGAACTGGGCCGTCGCGATGCCAGCATGAAGGCGCTCCAGGCGATCGCGCGCGAACTCCACGTTGCTACCGCTGCGCTGCTTTCCGCCGAAGACAATCCGCTCAACGCCACGCCCGAAGGTCGCCAGCTCGCGATCGACTGGGAGGCGGCGGGCGACGAAGGCCGGCACGCCATCGCGCGCGTTGCCGAAAGCTTCACGCGCTACCGGCCCGAACGGTCGCAGCCACGCCTTGTCGAAGACATGGATCGCGACGACGATGGAGAAGTCTCGCCTAACGCAGCGTAAGGTCGAATATTTCCGGCAACAAACTCTCCGTTATTTTTCTCTTGCGCTCCATATAACCTAGGGTTATTTCTGCACTCCAATCATGGAGGCAGATCAATGGCTGAGATTATCGCATTCCCCGCACGAACGCCGGACAACCGCCGTTCCAAATGCCCTGAGGGGGAGGCTCCGTCGCTGCCCGTCACGTCCGGACGGCGCTGCGAATACGCGATCGGCGACGTCGCCCGACTGCTGAAAATCCGGCACTTCGACAGTCGCACCATCATCCGCAAGCTGCGCGCGCTGGCCGAGGAAAAGGATATGCCGCTGCCCACCACCCCCCGCATCTATGGCGGCAAGGTGGTAACGGGCGCGCAGGCGATCTGCCTGCGGTCGCGCTGGTGCGCGGAGCGGTTCGACGGATGGCATGAAACGCAGGATGGCCCGGAGCCGGACTTGCCCGCCTCGTCTGCCCTGCACGCCCGCATGGCCGAACGCGCCCGCCAGCTGGCAGGTGCGTGATGATCGCGTTCCTTGCGTCATCAATCGCCTCAGGTCGCCAGTACGTTGGCTCGCACTGGGGATGGAAATGCGACAGCAACAACTTCATCCATTTGGGCGAACAGGGCCAGCTAGGCGAAGCTTTTGGCTTCATCGCGAGCAACAAGAACCATCTGCGCGGCAAGCTCTGCTCGGGATATGTGGTCCTGGACCCGGTCTCGGTCGAATTGAAGGACTACGCAAGCCTGCGGGTCGTGCGATCACTTGCAGACCGCCACAGGGTGGCGAAATGACCCGCATCGCCCACCTGCAGGCCTGGCTCGATCGCCACACCCCCACCGCGCAGCGGGCATCGCACATCGCCACGCGCGCCGCCTTCGCCGTGCTCGGCGCCAGCGCCATCGCCAACCTAACAACCGTCTTTCTCAGGAGCATCGGTCATGGGTGATCAATTCCGCTTCGAACACGTCGACCCGCGCGACCGGATCGTGATCACGCCGCAGCGCCCGCTCGGGGCCTTGGGCCGGATCGTCGCCGTTCGCGATAAGCAGAAGGCCATGGGCTACACGCCCGTCCACGACGCCAATGTCGATCTGGTCGAAATTACCGGGCTCATTTCCGGCAACGTGTTCGACGCGCTCAAATCCACGGGCGAGAAACGCAAGCAGGCGTTCGCCCGCATCGGCGCGCTCGCTTACGCCGGGATCGAGCGGGAGGAAGAGGTTGAGCGTGCCCGCGAGGCCGCGCGCCTCGCCCAAGAGCTAAGCGGGCAGCTCGATCAGGCCGACCCGCAATGAGTGCGCCGGATACGCTCACCGCCACCCCGCGCGGCGAAGAACACTTGGCGCTCGATCACCTGCTGTCGCAGCCACTGGAAGGCGCGACGATCGTCGATCACATCCGCCTAGCCGCCACCGATAACGGCGAATCCGTCCGCCTGCTGGCCATGCTGGGCCTACGCTGGTGCCCGCAGGAGGAAATGCTGGCGGTCGCCTGCCGGCTTCCCGCCGATGAAGTGTTCCTGGGGACTGAATGGCACCAATGCCACGCGCAGGTGCTGCTCAGGATCACAGGTGCCCGCCGTCAGAAAATCCGCATCAGCGGCATTCCCATTCCCCAAAACGCTGTGCTGGTGCCGATGGCAGCGCTGCGGGCACCACGCCGAAGTGCTCGCCCGCAATATCCGCTAGATCGAAAGGGAACTGCGCCAATGAGGCAGAAATCCACCGTTCAGGTCGAGGACGCACGCCAGCGCTATCAGGCGCAGCAGCGCCGCCGCGACTTGCACCGCCTTGTCATCGCCTCCGCCGTACTTGGCACGATCGCCATCGCTCTCGCCCTGTGGATCGCGCCATGATCGCCGCGCAGGAACGCACCGCAGGCGCGCAGGCAGACAGCGCCGCTACGCTCGGCAGCGATGGCAAGGCCGCGCTCGATCACCTGCTGCGCCACGTCCTCACCGGCATCACCATTGCCGAACACATCAGGCTCGCCGCCGCGACGGATGATGGCCGCTCGGTTCGCCTGCTCGCCATGCTCGGCCTGCGCTACTGCGCGAACGAACGCGCACTGGCCGTCGCCCGCGATCTGCCCGCCGATGATGTGTTCCTGTGGAGCCAGTGGGCGGAATCGCACGAAGTCGCGCTGATGACCCTCCCCGGTGCCCGCCGCGCGTGCATCTGGATCGGCGGGAAGCCGACCAGCGCGGTGCTGATCCCCGCAGACCTGTGCGGCCAGCCATGATCCGCGCCACAGACCAGCACATCACCCGGCGCGGCAAACGCCTCGGCGTGCGCCTCATTCAAACCAGCGAATATGCGGCCGCGCTGCTGTCGCTGTTCATCGTCCCACCCACCGAAAGGATCCGCTGATATGGCCGAAGCCACCGATGATCGCCTGCGCCTGCTGATAGAGCGCATCGAACGCCTCGAAGAAGAGAAGAAGGGTATCTCCGACGATATCCGCGACGTTTACGCCGAGGCCAAGGCCGTTGGCTACGATCCCAAGATCATGCGCGAAGTGGTGCGCCTGCGCGCCATGAAGCCGGATGATCGCAACGAGCGCGAAATCATCCTCGACACCTACAAAGCCGCCCTGGGGATTGCGTGATGGCTGATGAACCCACATCCTCGCTGGCGGATGAGGCGAAAGCCGCAGCTATGGAAATTCGTTTCGACAGCGGCCAATTCGTTCGCTGCTATGAGAGGGAAGACAAAGCGATCTGGTCTAAGGCCGATAAGCACGGCCGCGATCTCACCAGAGAGAATAGCGAAGGCGTTCTCTACCACGTCCGGAGTGTGTTCGTGCCCCACGGATGCACGAACCCGTTAGAAGCCCTCCGCACCACCGAAGCGCAACCGGCTTGCGAATGCGGAACCTGTGGCGGCTGCGAATGGGTCTGTGAAGACCATACCGATAGACCGTGGAGCGGAGCGTCAAAACGTTCTGACGCCTGCACGTGTGGCGGGGCTGGCGCGCCTTGCCCGAAGTGCAATCCCCTATCCCACCCCACCCACGCCGACGAAGCGCGCAGCCCGGATCATTCGTTGCGCGCTCTGCGGCGGTGTTCCGAAGAAGAGGGTGACGAAATCAGCTTGAGCGTATTCGATTGGCCAGATGGCCGCACACTGACCCAACACCGCGAATTCATGTGGGGCGACCACCTGCTGATCCTTTGCGAACTCAATCGCTCGAACGTATGGGACGACCTAGGCTTCGACGCAGCGACAACTGCGCTCGAACGCGCCCTATCCCACCCCACCCCCGCCGATGAGGCGCGGGGGCTGATCCAGCGGATTGTGGGCCTTGGCAAGTGCGAAAGTGTCGAGGCGCGAGAAGCGGCGCTGGTCGATCTCGAATGCGATGCAGCTGAATGGCTCGCAGGAAAGCCCGCCGATGATGCGCTTCATCCGGCAACAGCTGACCTCGTTGATCGGTTCGCCGCGGCTCTCAAAGAAAAGCTGGCTGCGTCCGAACGCAAGTATGGCTGGACCGACGAATGGACCAAGGATGACTGGCAGGAGCGGTGCCAACGATCGCTGGTCGAACATCTTGCGAAAGGCGATCCTCGCGACGTCGCAGCCTTCGCGGCTTTCATGTGGCACCATGGCTGGCCCACGGTTGCCGCCGATGATGCGCGCACACCGGCAGAGGGCGCGTGATGGCTGATGGGACCAACATAGAATGGACCGACGCCACCTGGAACGTCGTCAACGGCTGCTCGGTCACCTCGCCCGGCTGCAAGCACTGCTACGCGATGAAGCAGGCGCACCGGGTA